CACTCGTGGCGATGCGCTCGCGTAGATGCGCACCCCACACGTTGTCAGGGTGCTTCGTCGCCCACGTCGAAAGGCTATTCCTCGGCGCCGCCGCGCCTCGATTGACGTTGAAACCGATCAACGCGCGCGCCTCGGGGCACACGTGGAGATCCGACACCTTCGCGCCACTCTCGAGCAACGGCAGTGCGCGGATCTCAGCCGCGGGTGTGCGTATGAGGTATCGCCACACCCCGCAGATCGTCGGATCCTTGTCGACGAGGATCACGCGTCGATCGGGATGCCGGAGGGAATACCCCGCCGACACCGCGAAAGGCTCGACGATCGTCTCGTAGTACGGCGCGGGCAGGTGCCCCGAGGCCCGCCACTTCGCGCCGAAGTAGGAGAAAAACGGGCGGATCGGGCGCTGCATCAATTCACCCTCGCGAACGTGCCCGCGCCCGTGGTCCCGCGCGCCCGGATCCCCGTCCACACGCGCGTGCCCTCGATCTTCGCCTCCCCGACGCGGCGGCGCATGCGCTCGGCTACGACCTTCGCCGACCATGGGGCCTGCCCGTTGCGAGCGCACCATGCTTGCCACGACGCGTACAGGGTCGCGCGCGGGATCCGATCTTGGCTCTCGCCCGTGATCTCAAATGACTCCGAGAGCCACAACCCAATCACGTCGGACTCGGCGCGGTAGTCCTCGGTTGCCTCACGCACGGCGCGCGGCATGTCGAGGCCTCGGCGCTGCCACGCGATGCACCCGCGCACCGCCCACGCGAGGATCCCGGGCGCCTCGGCGCGCAGCTTCTCGGGTAGGTTCCGATCGATCTGCCCCGGGGCGAATTCCGCATGAAAGGGAATGAGGCGCATGCGGCGCCAGATCCCGTGATCGGAACCCTTCACGGTCGGGCGGTAGTTGCCCGAGAGCCACAGTTTGTGCGTCGGCTGAAAGGTCCACTCGTCTTCGCGCATGCGCCGGGCCGTGATCCGATCGGATCCCGTGAGCGACTTCACGAGACTTTCGTTCCACGCCGCACCCTCGTTGACCTCGCTCGAGATCGCGAGGCGTGCGCCCTGCAGGCTCGCGATCGTCGTGAGGTGCTCCGAGGCCCCGCGCTTCTCGATCAAGAGATCGCGCGCCATCGTCGTGCCGTACTCGCCGAGGATCACGCCGAGCACGTCGAGGAAAACGCTCTTGCCGTTGCTTCCGTCGCCGTGCAGGAAAAAGAGGCATTGCTCGGCCGTCGTGCCCTGGATCGAATACCCCACGGCACGGTGCAGGTAGTCGACGAGCTCGACGTCGTTCTGGCAGACCTCGAGGAGGAACCGCTCCCACCGGGGGCACGGGGCGGCGCGATCGTACGCTTGGCGTGTGCTCCTCGTGTCGAGGTGCGTCGGCAGGGATTCAAGAAGCTCCCCGGACTCGAGATCGATCGTTCCGTTCGCGCACACGAGGTGCAGGGGGTTCCGGTCGAGATCATCCACCGTGACGTGGATGCGTTCGTCCGAGCTTGCTCTAGAGCGCACGGCCTGAATACGGGCGTTGCTGCCGAGCGCCGTCGAGGCGGCGCGTAGGGCCTTCGCGCGGCCGTCGGATACTTGCTCGCTCTCGTCCGAAAGGCTCCGGGCGAGGGCGCGGATCGAGCTCGTGATCTCGGCTCCCGCGAGCTGGCTCGACCAACGACCCCCGTCGTATTCGAGCCACTTGCCCCACGTGGGCACGTATCGAAGGCGTTCGCCGTGATCGCGCACGAGACGATCGGCGAGGCCTTGATCATGCAGCGGGCCCCACGGCGACGGGATCCACGGTTTCGCCGCACCGTCGGCGAGGGCGATCTCGACGATCCGATCATTCTTCTCGACGAGGGCCGGGACCTCGGTACGCGCACGGTGCGCCGCTCGGAGGGCCTCACGCACGTCCCTCCCATCGAGGATATGGGGCGTATAGCTCCCGAGGCGAAACGCGGCGTCGTTCAACACGGAGTAGACCGGGCCTGGGTAGGGCGTCGTGCGGATTCGGTCGGCGAGCTCCTCGAGCTTGCGCCGGGCGTAGGCGCGGATCTCGGGGGTGATCTCGCCTGCCTGAGGCTCGGGGATGGCGGCTTTTTTGTGTCGACGATCCTCGACAGGTTCAGGGGTCTCAGACGCGGCGTCGAGGGGTTCGGCGAGCAAAGCGTCGACGTCGATCGGCACGCCCTCGATCACGACGTTGATCGGCTCGACGGGCGCCGTGATCGGGCACGAGGGGACGAAGAACATCCGGGCCAAATCTTTGCAGCGCCGATCGAGGGTGGGGAAGATCGCGGCGAGCCGGGGCCACAACCCGTCGACGAATTCCCCCGGCTCGAGGGGGCGGGAGACGTCGATCGCGACGCGTAGGCACCATTCGCCGGGGACCGTGCCGTGGGAGTAGGACGTGTGGATCCACGCGCGCCACCCGAGGGCCTCGATCGTGTCAAGTGCCGAGCGCGCTTGATCCTCCGTGAGGTGGTCGAGGTCGATCACGGCGAGGTGCACGCGCAACACGTTCTCGGTCCGGCGCGGGGTGTTGGGGTGGTACTCCGCGGGGGACCACAACGGGGCCGCGGCCTTGCGCTCAATCGGGACGTGCGGCATCGACGCCGCGAGGGCGGCGAGGCTCTCGTAGGTCGCGTGGATCGGATCCTTGCTCGCCCTGGCACGGAAGGTCGAGATCGTGATCACAGACAAGCCTCCGGCATGAGGTCTGAGATAGGGACCGCGCCGCCCGTCGCGAGGGAGATGCGGACGGCGAGACGGTACGAAACCCGGAACTCGGGGTCATTCGCGAGGCGTGAAAGGGTCGCGCTCGAGGCGACTTTCGCATAGCGAAGGGCGGCCGAAGTGCCGGGAGGTTGGGACGACAACCAGACTTGGAAGGGGGAAAGGGACGGCGCGAGGTGAGGCATAGGGGCCGACGCTCTCACGGCGGATCGAACAAGTCAATCCGTTATTGAGAAAAAGACACAAGCGTGTGGGTGGCGCCGGACCAATATTAAAGGCGGGTGTAAATACAGGCGGGTGTAATACAGATGGGTATATTAAAGGCACCTATATTGGTGTGGGATGGTGTAGTATGAACCTAACCCATAGGGCGTACTAGGGGCAGGTAGGGGGCAGTACAGTGTAGTTATCGGCTACATTTCACACACACACATTCTAATTACTAATACTAAAGAATTAGGTATTAGATATACCCTACCCTCAGATCCTACGGCTAACCCCCCCTCCCCCCGTTTTCTGCCCCGTGTGCCCCGGGTCAACGTTGATACGTTCACCTAGTGCCCCGCCCTCCCGAGACCCTTGACCCCGAACCTACCCCCGCGCCAAACTGGAACACGTGTTCCATTTCTCGACCCTACCCCTCGACGCCCTCCGGCCCGACCCTCGCAACGCACGCGAGCACGACCTCGACGCGCTCGAGGCCTCGATCCGTCGCTTCGGGTTTCGCTCGGTCGTCGTCGCGACCCCAGACGGGGAGATCCTCGCCGGGCACGGCCGCCGCGCCGCTCTGCATAGGCTACGCGCCACGGGAGCCCCCGCGCCGGTAGGGTGCGAGGGTTGGGCGGTCCCCTGCCTTCTCGTGCCCCCTGAGGGCCGCGCCGAGGCTCTCGCGTTCCTTGTGGCGGATAACCGCATACAGGAACACACACGGTGGGACCGGGACGCGTTGACCGAGATCCTCGTCGAGCTCGCCGAGGGGGCCGGCCTCGAGGGCACGGGCTACGAGTGGCGCGACGTCGAGCGCATGGCCGAGCGAGTCGACGCGGCGAAGGCCGAAGTCGAGGCCCTCGCCGTCGAGGCCGAGGAAGGGCACGTCGAGGTCGCGCGCTCGATCGTGCTCACGTTCACGGACGCCGCGGCGTATGCGCGCGTGCTCGAGCTCCTCGCCGCGGCCGAGGGGGTCACGTACGCGGACAAGGTCGAGCGGGCGCTGGCCCGATCAAGGCACCTCGACAACGCGTAGATCGTCGGTCGCCGCATCCTCGGTCATTCCGAGCGCATCGCAGAGGCCCTCGAAATCGCGATACCCTGCATCGCGGGCGTACGCGTCTAGTGCATCCGAAACGAGCGCGCCCGGGTAGTCCCCGAACACGAGGCCAGTGGAGCGGGAGGAGATGCGGTAGGTCTGTACGGTGTTGGTCATGCCCAGATCATGGGCACGGTCTAGAGCACTGTCAAGCGGGCGTTTGACACTATCAAACACCCCTTGCGTTTTTGGTCGAGGCCGTGCAGGGTCGAGACTCCAGACACCCGGGGCGGCCGTGCTCCCCACCTCCCCCTCGCTCCGGCCGGCCGTCCCGGGTTGTCCCCTTGCCTCGCGCACGATTCCCCGCGTATTCTCGGCGCATGAGCGATGACGGCGAGGATCCACGCATTCCCCGACCCCCCTCGAGCGCGGTCGGCGCCCGAGCCGGCAAGCCGATCACGAAACGGCGAGCTCGGCGCCTCGCGATGGAAGCGGGAACCTGGCAGCCGCAAGGCGGGAGCAAGCGCAAGCGCGGCGAGCCCCCGACCGAGGAGCAGACCCGCAAGATCCTCACCTACGTACGCGCCGGCAACTACGTCGAGACCGCGAGCGCCGTAGCGGGCGTTTCGCGCGACGTATTCCGCAAGTGGCTGGAGCTCGGCAACGCGCCAAACGGGGAGAAGAAGCACCCCAAGTGCTACGCCCTCGCGCGCGGCCTCGACGTAGCGCAAGAGGAGTCGATCGCGGCAGGGCTCGCGACGATCTCAGGCGCGGCGAGGGCGAAGAAGATCACGAAGGAGAAGACGACGACCGACGCCGAGGGGAAGACGCGCACGACGGTCGAGACGATCGAGGATCGCGGCGCGTGGCAGGCCGAGGCCTGGCGCCTCGAGCGCATGCATCCGGAACGTTTCGCACTGAGGGTACGGCACACGGTCGAGATCGAGATCGGATCGATGCTCGACGCGCTCGAGCGAGGCCTCGACCCCGACACGTACGCGCGCGTGCTCGAGGTGCTCGCCGCGAGCGAGACCGGCGCGCCCGCATGATCTCGGCGTCCCTCGCCCGTCAACGACTCGCCGTGCGCGCGCCTCGGGCGAGCTCGGTCGAGGAGTCGCGGCCGTTCGACTTCGCCCCGTACTACGACGACCCGATCCGGTTCGCTCGCGAGGTGCTCGGGATCGAGCCGTGGGACGATGGTACCGACGATTGCCAAGCGGGGATCCTCCGTGCCGTCGCCGCATACGATCGCGTTGCCGTTCGGTCGGGGCACAAGACGGGCAAGACAGGCGCGATCGGCATCCTCGCGCCATGGTTCTACTGCACACGCCTACCGAGCTCGCCGCGCGTGATCACGACGGCGCCGACCGATCGACAGGTCAAAGAAGCGGGGTGGCGCGAGATCAAGATCCGCTTTCGCCGCGCGCGCGTACCCATCCCCGGCAAGCTGAATGAGTCCCCCGGCGCGGGCCTACGCGGGCCGAACGAAGCCCAGATCATCGGCTTTGCGACCCTCGACGGCGATCGGTTCTCGGGCCCGTCGGGCGCGGCGATGCTGATCATCCTCGACGAGTCCGCGGGCATCGACGCCGAGATCTACGAGGCGATCGAGGGCGCGGCATCGGGTGGCGCGAAGATACTGCAGCTCGGGAACCCGACCCAGATCACGGGGCCTCTCTTCGACGCGTTCCACCGAGCGCGCGACGTGTGGAAGACGATCCACCTCGACTCCGAGAAGGTGGTCGAGTGGCAGGAACGCAACGGCGCCGTGCCCGGCCTCGTGAAGCGTGAAGCGGTCGAGCGCATGCGCCGTATGTGGGGCATCGACGATCCTCGCTATCAGGTGCGCGTGAAGGGCGCGTTCCCAACATCCGGCGCCGACAACGTCCTCGGTCTCGTACGGATCATGCTCGCGACGGAAAAGCACGGCACGGTGTCGACGGCGACGATCAACCACGCGCGGCAGCTTTTCCGCGTCGAGGTCGGTCTCGACCCCGCGCGGTTCGGCGACGACGAGGCGTGCGCGATCGCGCGGTGTGGGTGGTACGCGTTCCCCCATCGCGCATGGAAGGGTCTCGACTCGCACGGCCTTGCATCGGCCGCCGTTGCGTACGCCCTCGAGGTGCAGAACGGGCGGCCGTCGGCGCACCCGGACCGATGGAAAGAAAAGCCTCTGATCCGAGTCGACGCGATCGGTGTCGGCGCGGGCGTGTACGACGTGATCGCGACGGACTACGCGGACAAAGTCGACGTCGAGGCGATCAACGCGAGCGCCCGCGCGAACCAATCCGACGAATACGTGAACGTGCGTGCGGAGTCCGCTTTCGTGCTCCGGGACTGGCTCGAGGCAGGCGCGATCGAGGATGACGAGACCCTGCGCGAGGAGCTCCGTGCACCAAAATTCAAGTTTGCGCGCGACCAACGGATCCAGATCGAGAGCAAAGACGAGATCAAGGCGCGGATCGGCCGTTCTCCAAACCGCGCGGACGCGCTCGCCCTTGCCGTGTATGATCGGGCGTCCGTGACCGGCGCCCCTGTCACCGTCCCCAACCTGTAGGCACCCCATGGCAGAACGCACCCTAGTCGAGCGGCTCCGATCAACACGAGACGGGCACGCCGAACGCATCGAGGCCGAACGCCTCTACCTCGACGCGTACGCCGGGACGGGAGGGTTTCAGGGTCGCGCGCACCTGCCGACCTCGAGCTTTTGGGGGTGGGCTGCGGACGCGTATTCTTCGCAGCCCGAAACGCGCCTCGATCAACGCTACGATCGGGATACCTACCTCGACAGGCACCCGCGAGAGGACGCGAAGAAATTCGAGCGGCGTCGGCAGGTGGTGCACTACGAAAACCATGTCGCGGCGTGCGTCGATATCCCGTTATCGTACCTCCGTCGAAAGCCACTCACGCGCACGGGCGTTTCGCCCGCCGTCGACGCGTGGATGACGGACGCCGACGGATGCGAGACGACATGGCACGATCTGCTCATGTCGACGATCCTCCTACGCGGCGCGGTCACGGGTGCGTGTCCCGTGTTTTTCGACATGCCCCCCGCCGTCGCGCCCGAGGGAGGCGAGCGCACGCGAGCGCAAGATCTCGCCGAGGGGCGCACCGTGCGCGCGATCCCTCTCTTCGGGTGCAACGTGCTCGATTGGGCCGAGGACGATCGCGGGCGCTTCTCGTGGGCGAAGATCGCATGGGAGCGGCGCTTGCAACCCGACGCCCTCGGGGAGGCCGTGTGCGAGACCGAGGTGCGGATCCTCTACCCCGACCGAATCGAGCTCTACCGGATCCGAAAGGACGCCGAGGGCCGAGAGCAAGCGACAGGCCCCGAAACGTACGCCAATCCATTCGGCGAGGTGCCCCTCGTCGTCTTCCGTCCGAAGAAACTCGGCGATGACCCCGTGCACGGCATCGCGCTCGTGCACGACATTGCGAGCGAGGCGCGGCGCCTTTTCAACCTGCATTCCGAGCTCGACGAGCACATCCGGGGATCGGTGTTCGCGTTCCTGCAATACCCGACGAAGGGCGGGAAGGAGAAGGGCGAGATCACGATCGGCGCCGGATCGGCCCTCGCGATCGACCCCGAGAGCAAGATCCCGTTCGCGTGGATCGCGCCGCCCGAATCAGTCGCGAAGACGCTCGAGGAGCGGATCACGAAGACGATCGGGGCTATCTACGCCATGGCGCGCCTCGCGTTTTCTCAGGGGCAGGCCGTCACGGCCGCGGCGTCGGGGCTGTCGAGGGCGTACGAATTCGAGAGCACGAACCGCGCGATCGCGGATACGGCGCTCACCCTCGCATCGTTCGATCAAGCGGCGCTCGACCTCGTCGCGCACCTTGTCGATCCGGCCTACGAGACGAACGACGAGGAGATCCGCACGACGGCGGCGAAGTCGTTCGACGTCGAGGAGCTCGATAAGGAGCTCGCGACGCTCGAGACGGCCGCGCGTAATCGCCTCGGGCCCACGACCATGGCCGAGCTACGCAAGCGCACGGCGCGGCAGCTCTTGCCGAACATCACGAAGGACCTCGAGACCCGCATCGACGAAGAGATCGACGCGCTCGCGGGGACCGAGGCGACGGCGCTCGTGCAGGGCGACGCGTTCGGGAGCGACCCCGGGCCGGGCAAGGGCGACGCGACGGATACCGCCGTCGACACGAAGGCCGACACGGCGACCCCCGCGGCGTCGGCTAGTGCATGAGTGAGGCCGAGCGATACGCCCGGATCGCGGCGTCCGTGAAGCGTCTGCACGGCGAGACGTTCCGCGCCTTCATTCGGCGATTGATGCAGGCCGAGCGCGAGACCGGGACGATCGCCGATGCGGGCGCGCGTGCGGCGATCCGCGCGCTCGAGCTCGGAGGCTCGCCGACCGAGATCGCGCACGCCGTCGATCAAGCACTCGGGGATGCGACCGAGGCCCTTGATCGGCACGTGCAGACGACGATCCGCGCCACGACGTCTCAGGCCGTGCGCGCCATGGACGAGGGGCGGATCAGTATCGGGACCGCGATCGAGAATCACACGCCGGGCGCGACGCAGGATTTCCGATCGTGGGATCGTGCGGCCGCGCGACTCCGTGCGGGGTCGGCGCGGCAGGTCGATACGTCCGTGAGGCTCCGAGCTCGCACCGAACCGGCGCGGCAGAACGTCGTAGCGCGCGTGCGGCAGGGCATGGAGCGAGGCGCGGGCATTCGGAGGATCACGAACGAGATCCGCGCG